TCACAGCCGCCGTGCGCCCAGGGCTGCGGCCCGCGCCAGCATCTGGGCGATCTGCGCCTCCGAGCGCAGCAGCGCCGGCGCGCCGCCGTCGACCTGCACATTGACCGTGACGCCCCCGTTCCCGCCGGGCTCGACGACGCCGGCGCCCGTGGGCCGAAACACCTCCGGTCCGCGCTCGCCGACCAGATAGGCGCCGCCGCCCAGCACCGCCCCGCCGTCGGCGCGCGACCCCGAGAAGGCCGATTGCACCGCCGCGGCGATCGCCTCGCCCAGGCCGCCGCCGCCCGAACCCGACGCCGCATTGACCGCGGCCAGCACCGCGCGCGCCAGTTCGGCCAGACTGATCTCGCCGTCCGCGGCCGCGCGGGCCAGCGAGCGCGCCAATCCCTCGCCCGCCCGACCGAAGGCGTCCTCGATCGAGGACGCGACCCGCTCCGCCGGCTCCCGCAACGCCTCCAGCGCCGCCGCCGCCTCGGCCGCCTTGCGCGGCACGCCGTCCAGGCCGGCTGGTTCAAGGGTGTCAGTCATCCGGCCACGCCTCCGCCATCCGTTCGAATTCGTCCCGCCCCAGGGGCCCTGCCGCGCCCGGCCGGGCGGTCAGCATTCGCCACTCCCGCAGCGACAGCCGCCAGAACGCCTGTGGCGCAACTCCCAGCCCGGCTGCCGCCCGCAGCATCTCGCCCCAGGGCGTCATCCCGCGGCCGCCGCGAAAGCCTTCGCCACCGCCTCCGCCGCCTCGCGCGGCGCCACGTCCGCCCGCTCCAGCTCTTCCGCCAGCGCCGGCTCGCCCCCGCCCCGCAGCAAGGCCGCCAGCACCACGGTCAGATCCCGCGCCGACAGCGCCCGCATCCGCTCCGCCAGACCGGACAGCCCCTCCAGTCCCAGCCCCGTTTCGATCTCCGCCAGCGCCCCCAGCGTCAGGCACAGGCGCCGCCCGGCGCCCGCCAGAACTGCGACGACCTCGCCGCGGGCCCCGTTGGCCGTCATCACAACACCTCGAACGAGATTTCACCCGCGCTCGCCAGGCTGATCGCGAAGGTCGCCTCGCCCTCATGTTCGCCGGCGTATTCCAGCGCCGCCACCAGAAACGGCCCCTCCAGCACGCCGAAGTCCGGCACGACCAGCCGCCACACGCGCGCCGACTGGTCGAAGAAGGCCTCCCGGATCAGGGCGTCGGACGCGGCGTCGCGGAAAATCCCCTGCCCCGCCACCGCCGCCGACTTCACCCCCGCACCGCCCAGCAGCTCGCGCCATCTCCCGGCGCTGTCGCCGTCGGTCGCATCGACCGTGCGGGCGTTCAGCGAGATCGTCCGCGCCCTCAGGCCCGCCACCGTCGTGAACACGCCCGGCGCGCCCTCGATCTTCAGCAGGATGTCCTTGCCGCGCTGTGCGCTCATGCCTCCACCTCCTCCGTGACGGCGCGCACTCGCAGCACCGCAAATGTCCGCGCCCCGTCGGCGCTCGGGAAGACGTCCGCGAACGTCACCCCCAGGCTCACCGTCCGCACTCCGTCAGCCTCCAGCGCCGTCTCGTTCAACGCGACCCGCACCGCCGCCAACACGGCCTTGACCTCCTCGGTCCCGCGAAACCGCGACGCCGCCGTCAGGGTCAGGGCGTGTTCGATCCCGCCGCCATCCGCCCGGACCGGCCGGCTCTCGCAGCGTCCGATCAGCAGGTGCGGAAAGCTCGCGTCGGGCCCGGACGCCGCGTCCCGGATCCGCGCCGGCTCGCCCAGCAGGACCTGCACCCCCGCGTCCGCCTTCAGATGCGCGATCAACGCCTTCTGCAAAGCCAGTTCATGGGCGCTCATCGCATCCGCTCCAGGCTCAGGATCGCCCGGCCGCCGACCGTCTCCCCGGTGACGATCCGCCAGTCCCCGCCGCCGAATCTCAGCATCCGTCCGGCCTCCAGCCGCGCATCCGACCGCGTCTCCGCCGTCACCGTCTCGATGGCCCGGACGCCGCCGGCCTCGCTCCTCTCGCGTCGCCGCCGGGCGCCGAGTTTCAGCCAGGCCGAGCCCAGCGGCTCCCAGAACACCGCGCGCCCGCCCGCTGGCGTCTCGGACTCCAGACCCGCGAACAGGCCGGCCATCACCTTGAGAGCGCCGCTCACAACCGCACCACGCGATAGGGCGCGATCCAGGCCTCGACCGGCGCGAGCGACATCTCCCGATCGCCGCGCTCATAGGCCCGCAAGGCCAGCATCAGGATCGCCAGACGAAGCGGCGCCGGCGAGCTTGAAGTCAGGGTCAGCCCGACGTCCCCCTCGACCCGCGCCCGCGCCGCGTCGATCAGGGTCTGGATCAGCCCGTCCTCGGCGTCGTGCTCGACGCGCAGGAACAGCTTCGCTTCCGCCAGGGTGACGGGTGCGGTCATGGAAACCTCGCTTTGCTCGGTAGTGGCGAGTGACGAGTGGCGAGTGATCGCCAGGCCAGTCCTCGTCCGTCGCCGTTTCACGTCGAAGTCAGCGGCGAGCGGCTTAACTCGCCACTCGCCACTAGCCACTCGTCACCGCGCGACTACGTCGCGCTGAACTTCATCACCTTGATGGCGTCGAAGTTCTGCACCCCGCCGCCGACCCGCTTGGTGGTGTAGAACAGCACATAGGGCTTGGCCGAATACGGGTCCCTCAGCACCCGCACGCCCGCGCGATCCACGATCAGATAGCCGCGCTGGAAGTCGCCGAAGGCGATCGCCGCGCTGTCGGCGGCGATGTCCGGCATGGTCTCGATCTCGGTCACGCGATAGCCCAGCAGGCTGGCCGTCTCGCCCGCCCGCTGCGCCGGCTGCCAGATGTAGTTGCCGTCGGCGTCCTTGAACTTCCGCACCGCCGAGACCGTCTTGCGGTTCATCACGAACCGCCCGTTCGGCCGGTACTGGGCCTTGGGCGCATAGACCAGGTCGATCAGCCGGTCGGTCGGGCTGGTCGCGGCGAAGGCCCCCGCCGCGCCCGAGGCGACATAGCCGATCTCGCCCCAGTCATGATCGGCCTCGGCGACGATGTCATAGCTCAGGAAGCCCTTCGGCTTGTTGATCCCGTCGCCGGTGACGAAGGCCTGGGTCTCCTGCGCCGCGAAGGCGTCCTCGACCTCGGCCGCCAGCCATTCGTCCAGGTCGATCATCGCATCGTCCAGCAGCGACTGGGTCGCCGCCGGATTGGCGTAGAGATCGGCCGACGGGAACTCCAGCAGCGCCAGGGTGGCCGGATCCGTCTCCGGCCTTGCAGCGGTCTCCGCCACCCAGCCCGAAGCCACGCCCGCCGTCGACACCGGCTTGCGGAACACCCCCGCGCCGACCGTCCGCACCGTGGCGATCTCGCGCATCGGCGACCCGGCCATCAGCCGCCGCTCGATCGCCCGCTCGGTCTGCTCCGGCACCACATAGCCGGCCGAGTTCGACGCCGTCGACAGCCCAGCCTTCAGCTCGAGCCCGAACGACTGGCCGGTCTTGAGATAGCCGTCGAACGCCGACTTCTCCTCCCCCTTCATGGGGGAGGTGGCGGCGAAGCCGCCGGAGGGGGCCAGTTCCGGCCGCCGCCCCTCGCTCACCACCCGGTCCAGCCGCGCCTGGGCGCTGGCCACCGCCTGGTCGATCCGCGCCACCTTCTCCTCCAGCAGCGCATCCGTCGAACTCTTGCGCTCGAGCTCGTCCAGCCGGGCGTCATTGGCCCCTTTGAACGCCTCGAACGCCGCCATCATCTCATGCATGGCGGCGCGCGCCTCCGGCGTGGCCGGGGCCTGTTTGGTCTCTTTCATGGTGTCTCCGGTTTGATGAACCGCTGGTTGCGGTTAGGGTCGGGGCGTGAAACGCTCCCGTAGGTCATCCCGCCTGTGGGCATGATCTGCAGCGCCTTCAGGAACCTCTGAAGCTCGCGGCGATGTTTCGGCCCCATTGGGCCCAACTTGCCCCCTCTCTCGGGGACAAATCTCTTCAGGTTCGGCTCGATGCCAAACTCGTAGAGTTTGCGCGGACGAGCGCTTGGCTGCGCTGGGAGTTAGGCGGTGCCCGGCGGGAGCTCGTTCGGATCGATCTCGATGGCTTCCAACTCGGCAATCCGAAGCGGCTCGCCGATGAAGATGTGATAGGCGCGCTCATAGTAGTCGCCCATCAGGCCAACGATGATCGCTTCCGGAATTCGGAAGCGAAGAGCTACGTCAAATGGGGTCACTTCGCCGCCGTCCAGCCGGGCTTTGAACTCGTTGCGGGCCTCAAGCGGGCAGAGCACCAAGAGAGCCATCCACATGGCTCCGAACTCGGAATCGTACATTTGTGAGACGTCGCCCGCCATACGCGGACTGTCCACCTCAGCCATGAGTGCCCGGTAATGGTCGGGACCTGGGACAGCCTGAGCAGCGCTGTCGAAGACGTGCATGAGTTCCTTGCAGGCCACATAGCGTGCCCAACACCGATTCAGCTCACGATCGATCCGGATCTTGGCCACGAGGTACTCATCGTCGTGCATGCTGGCACGCAGGTCTTCGATGACGATGTGGCCCTTGGAGATGCTTTGATCGAGTTCGACCGCCTCGATCTCGATTTCGGCAACCATGCCGATGTCGATGATCTCAGCCTGAACGTCCTTCAGTTCTACCGGCACGCGCGCGGGATCGCCCTCCAGAAGGACGGTCTGCGCCTTCTGTTCGGCGAACTGATAGAGCTTCAGAAAAGACAATGGGCTAGCCCCCAGGCGAAGCCCGGTGACTAACCCACAATCTGGATTCGGGTCAAACCCTTACGCGGCGCGGTAGTTATCCACGTCGAGGATACGAGTCGACGCGCCAGCACGAATCTGGGCCTCGGCCCGTTCGAGCTGATCAGACAACTGTTCGCCAGTGGCGCAGCGGGTACCGTTCAGGTAAAACTTCACGTTGACCACTCGCCTGCCCGTGATGGGGAACAGGGCGGTGGCCGCGCGGTCAACTGATTGACTCATTCTGCTCCTCCTTTCTGAGGTTGCGGTTGCGGACTAGAACGCTACCACAACCGACCAACAGCACGAAGGTTCACGCCAGCGGGGCGAAAACCGGGTCTCATGCCTGAGATTGGACTGAGCGGGCTTTAGGAGCAGTTAAGGCGGCGATCTAGGCGGGAATATACACAGGGAAAGTGAGTCCGCAACTAGGGCGAGGCCTCATGACGCATCTGTAATACAGCCCTGTGGCCCAACAGCCGCGCTTCAGAGAGACCACCACCGCCGTAGCAGGTCAACGTCCATCGCGCCAAATTGGTGCGGTGCATCACTCAATTCAACCCACTCAGGCTGCAGATTCCAACTTTGCGGCTTGGACCATCTGGATCTATTGGCACTTGTCAGCAGCTATTGTGCTGCTCAGGTGCCCGGTCTCACGGTCGCGGCTCGTATATCGGATCCCGGCCAACCTTCTCCAAGGCATCCGCATACGCCTCCTCAACGTGGACGTAGACCTTCTCCAAGGTGGCAATCCTGTCCATGATCGCGATCGCGAACGTGGCTCTCACGTAGGACTTCGACTTGGCCCCCTCGAAGCTTGCCACATAGCCCTTCAGAGCGTTCAGAACCCGCCGCATCGCTAGCAGCTCCTGGACGAAGCGGCCGCTGGACAGGTCAGCTAGCGGTAGTTTGTCGATCGCGTCGAGGATGCTGTCGAAATCTGAACCCGTGATGGCTTGTGAAGCGCCCCCAACACGTGCCTTGACCAAGTAGGCTAGCATGACGACCTGATGGGCGACGAACATCGCGACTTCCAGCCGACCACTAGCCTCCCGATTTTGTAGGGCAAACGCGGTCTTTCGACCGTCGCGCGTTGCCCGGTCAGAAATGAACGCCGCGGCGACGATGGCGGCGATTGATCCAATGGCTTGAACCCAAGCCGCCGCGACATTGTTCCGGAGGGGCTCGGGCATCTGCCAGATGGCTGCCGCCACGCCAGCCGCCCCCATCAAGGCGATGGCCCCCCAGAACGATCTCCAGACCGACGTCAT